GGCTCAAAAGGTTGGCATATCGAGCGAGGCGCATCTCCAAAACCTATCGGAGGTCGTTGGTTGATATTGAAACCCTATCGAGGTAAAAACGAATCTCGACAAATTCACGCGTACACACACAAAACGCTATGATAGTTGATGTCTTAATAGTTCACGAAGAGAGAAACGACAACGCGTTTCTAGAGATGGGCGTAGACCCAGAAATCATAGAATATCTTGAAGAGGGTCTCATCGACTTGCGTCAAGTTGTTGCAATAAGCGCATATCACGAACATACTCAACTCTTCTTAACTGGCGGTCACTCGTTGATTATTGACGAAGACTTTTATACTTTTGCGTCACGATGGAAAAAGATGCGATAAACCCGAACCACTACAAGACAGGAGATGTCGAAGCAATAGAAGCAATCAAAGCGTCTATGACTCAAGAAGCGTTTTACGGATATCTCAAAGGCAATGTCTTGAAATACGTGTGGAGATTTGAGAAGAAGAATCGTCTCGAAGATTTAAAGAAAGCAAATTGGTACTTAACACGACTCACAAATGAATATCAAGCAAATAGCGTTCAAGGGCTTTAACGCACAAGAGACAACGAAGAAACAAATCTACTTGCATCACACGGCAGGTGGTGCAGATGCTACCTCGACTTTTAAGTTTTGGGAAGCAGATGCTACCAACATAGCAACTTGTGTTGCTATCTCTCGCGATGGTCAAATCATTCAAGGCTTTGACTCTAAGTTTTGGGCGTATCACTTAGGGCTAAAGTCTTCGCATTTCTTAGGCTTGCCTTACACGAATCTCGACAAGTCCTCTATTGGTATCGAAATTTGTAATTGGGGGTACTTGACTCAAAAGGGAACTAAATTCTATAACTATGTCGGTAAAGAGGTCAAAGACGTGTGCAAACTAGAGACACCTTACAAAGGCTATCAATACTTTGAGAACTACACAACGAAGCAAATCGAAAGCGTGAGAGAGTTGCTCTTGTTATGGCGTGACAAATACGCAATCGACTTGACGTATAACGAAGATATCTGGCAAGTGACGAAGAGAGCGTTGAGTGGCAAGAATGGAGTCTTCACTCACAACTCAGTACGCAAAGACAAGATAGATGTGTACCCACACCCACAACTTATAGAGATGCTCAATGACCTTTGATGACTTTTTGAACGGGCTAGGAGAACGCGCAGACTCTTTCGTCACGAAAGGTGATAGCGAGTTGAATCAAATCATTGCTACTTTTTGGAACAAAGTAACGATTCAACTTCAAGAAGAACTTGACAAGCCAAAGCGAAGAGGGAAGTTCACATACGACTCGAACGCTAGTGGTAAGTTGAGACAATCTATCAAACCTCTTGAGACTACGAGAACTCATACTTCGTTGACAATGCGTCTAGGAATGGAAGACTACGCAGAGTACGTCGACGGAGGTCGTCGTCGTGGCAAACGCCCACCTGTGCAAGCGATAGAGCAATGGCTCATCGACAAGGGTATACAAGTACGAACGTCAAAGAACGAAGATTTATCAACCGCGAGACGCAACAAAGCGCAAGCAATCGCAAACGCGATAGGTCGTCGAGGCATCAAGCCTACAAAATTCATACGCAACGTGTGGAATCAACAACTTCTAGACGGCATTTCTACGGAACTTGCTACCAAACTAGGAGACAGAATCTTCTCGATAGATATAAAATAATTTTCTATTTAGTTTGCATAGTGAAAGATTTGTTGTACTTTTGTGACGTATGACAAACATAGAGCAAATTCAAGAAGAGTTAAAACACAAACACTATCACGGTCTTCAAAAGACTATTCACGAGAGAACAGGTCTTTCTCTCCCTACTATTCGTAAGTATTTGAAAGGTGACGTGTATCACCCTACGGCGGTCAAGGTATTCAAGACAGCAAAAGAAATCATTGAACAAATCGAAAACTAATATGAACAAAAGTGAATCTATCAAGAACATTGGGCTTGCGTTGTGCAAGTTTCAAGCAACAATCGGCAAGGTGTCGAAAGAAGCGAACAACCCATTTTTCAAATCTAAGTACGCATCACTTGCGAACATCTTAGATACTATTCAAAAGCCTTTGAGTGATTGCGGTCTTGCGTTCGCTCAACTGCCAGACGATGACGCTTTGACTACTCTCTTAATACATAGCGAGAGTGGTGAGTGGCTTGAAGCGTCGTACAAGATGCCAGTCGCAAAACAAAACGACCCTCAAGCAATGGGAAGCGCAATCACTTACGCACGTCGCTACGCTCTAGGCGCAATCTTAGGTCTCAACATCGACGACGATGACGACGGAGAGAAAGCAATGGGTCGCGCACCTCAAAAAGAAACTCTAACACCTAAGCATCCTAATTGGGCGAAAGCGTTAGAACACATTCAACGTGGCGGTAAAATTAGCGACATCACTCAAAAGTACACATTGAGCGAAGTTGACTACAAATTGTTGTCTAGTGTAAAATGAATGATTGAGCATGGTTACGACTACACAAAGTGAAGAGCAATGGCTTGAGTTGAGACGAACGCGTTTCACCGCTTCACAGATACACAAATTGATAGGTACTCCGAGAAACAAATCGGAGTACTTGAGCGAGACAGCAAAGACTTTCATCTACGAAAAAGGTGCAGAGATTCTCACAAACCAACGAAACGAAATCTATGGTCGCGCTCTTGATTGGGGCAAAGAACACGAGAAGCAAGCGTATGAAGCGTTTGACCCTTTCAACTCTCTCGCTACTTACTACGGAGGTGAGACTTTCGTCTTCATCGAATACGGTGACTTTGGAGGTTATTCTCCCGATGCGCTAGGTGATGACTTTATCGTTGAGATTAAATGCCCATTCAATAGCGGTATTCATCTACGCAACTTCTCAATCAAAACGAACGAAGACTTGAAGTCTCAGCATAGCGAGTACTACTGGCAAGTTCAAATGGGTATGATTGCTAGTGCTTGTGAGAATGCGTTCTTTGTTTCGTATGACCCTAGAATGCCCGACTCACACAAGAAGCACGTAGTGAATATCACGCTTGACGACGTAAAAGACTTGATTGATGAGAAGTTATACTACGCAGGTCATATGCTTAGAAATGTCATAGAATTGTCATAAAGCAAAATAATTGCAAAAAAAGTTTTCAAAGTACTTGCATATATGTTTCGTGATATTATCTTTGCTATATGAAAACGACACAAAATATGGAAAACTTGAAATCATTATTCGTAGAAGTAGTAAAAGCATCTTTATCTCAAAATGCTAAAAACAGCGCTAACATAGTAGCAAACACTATTAAGCACTTTGCACAATTAAAAGGATTTAATACAATTTCATTAGAGCAATGGTATTGTATATGTTCATCTAACGGAGTTAAATTTTCTATCTAAAAAAAAATGGGGGTGTAAAATCCCCCACTATTTACAAGACTATGGCACTAGACATCATATACCCAATCATTCTCGCACCTACTATGTTTGTAGTAATGTACGCGAGCCACGTATTGACAAAGAAGTCGAAGAAAGAAATCAAAGAAGCGACTCCTTATCAATTCGAGAAAGACACTTTTATCGAAGGTTTCAACGAAGCAATTCAACACCAACGTCAACAACTCCACAAAATGTATAAAGGCAAAGTAAGATGAATACAAGAATAATAGAAGCAAGTGTGAATGGCGTGAGCGAATATCGCGTCTACTACAATCAATCAATCATAGGTCGTTTTGAGAAGAACGTCTACGCTCAACAATTTGCAAACAGGTTGAATGGCATAGGTTATGTCCTCGTCAACGAAGACAAAGATATTTTGTGTGTGTTTGATAGCGAGCCTACAATTGAAGAAATCAAGCATCAACTCGAAGAGAGTTACTCGATGGACTTGACAATTCACGAACTACTTCCTATCTCTTTGAGTCATCACTACGAAGTACACGGAGACAACTTCTCAGAAATCGTCGAAATCTTAAAAACTAGAATACTATGACAAACTTTCAACTAATCGTGTGGCTAGGATTTATCGCATTCTCATTCATACTAGGTTTCTATTGTGGAAAATATGACGAGCAGGAGTGACCAATTTGACGTGATGTATATGGACATTGCGCACGTAGTCTCTAAACTATCTAGGTGCAATCGCGCAAAAG